CTGACGATCTGGACGTTGGTGAGGTCAAAGTCGTAGCCCTGGCTGATGTTCTCAAACACCAGGTCAAGGGCCGGGAGGTTGAGCACCTCAATGATTGGGTTGGTCTCTGACAAAGCAGGGTCAACAGCTCTGAAACGTAGACTGGAGAGGTCTCCGACTGGTTCAAATTGCTGCCTCTTCCTTGTCTCAAACTGAAACGCGAAAGTGTCCGTGACCTGTGCTACGCTCTCGCCTCGGAGGTAGATATCCACCTTGCCACCGACATGCCGACCATCCTCATTAAGGTCCCGCTGCATCAGCGCAGAACCAGAGTCGATGACACTGACCTGTGAGACACCCGCAGTGTTGATGGCGTTGTTGGTGTAGCCCTGGAGCGTACCAGAATCCACAGAGGCAAGAACCCGCATTGACCGCAAAGCGAGGTCCCGGTTGCTCTCCCTATCGGTGCCGCCGAAGGTTGGGGACTCGTTGACTACCCGCACATTGAGGGTGTTCGCCGCGATGACTTTGATCTGTCCGGCTGCCAGGTTCGCAGCGGAGCCCGCTATGTTGGATTGGATATAAGCACGGGCGAAGTAATGGCCAGTGCTAGGGTTGAAGTTTCTTCCTCCACCCGTAGGCGAGATGATAGCCGTTGAGGTTGTCCGATAAGAGGAGCTGCCTCCAGAGACTGCCGTACCGATGGTGCGGGTGATGCCCGTAGAAGGCTTCGAGGTGACGTAGAAAGTGACCTCACCTCGTGCTCGCTTGCCACCATCCCTGATGACACCGTAGTTGCTCGCCAACTTGTCAAAGAGGTTGTCGATGATGGATTGGACTGCCGTGTTTGTAGAGAGGAAGAACGCCTGCTTGATTGCCACCTTGTAGGAGGACTGGTTCACTGCTATGGACTCACCGGACAACGTGGGGTCATCAATGAGCAGCAGTGTGGCAAAGCTTGAAGAGTTGTGGAGGACGTCCACAATGAAACGAGCACGGTCAGCCTCAGTCGTGAAGGGGTCTATCACCGTGTCTCGCATGGAAGAGCCTGGGTCCACCCTCACTGCCGGGTTGCTCCTGTAAATAGATGTCACCATATCCTGAACTATGGCTTGGCGGCTCACCTGTGGGAAAGAACCCACCCCTGGTGTGATCCGCAGTGGAGACGCTAGCACCTCTGGAGAGAAGTGGCTCTCTACCTCGATGCCGTCGATGAGATGCACCGCAGTCGTGACGTAATAGAGCGAGTCAGTCTCAGGGATCGTGGAGAGGGCCGAGTGAGGCAGGGTTGGGGGGTCAGTCCCCAAGGAGCCCTGGCGATCATGCTCGAAGCTGAACTGGAGCACCTCACGGAGGGTCTGCACCGTCGTGCCGATGCGCAAGCGCTCTGAAGTCTCGGGGACCTCCAGCCTCTCATCGAAGCTCGTGCCGAGCACGGTCCCGATACGGTCCTCCTGTGTACCCAGAACCCGAAAGTACAGGGGGTCTGCTGCGGGGTTGCCCTCAGAGTCCAGGACGATCTCTGTATCAACCTCCAAGGCTGCCAGATTATCAACCTCCTCTACCACATCACCCGTGATGAGCATCTGCGGGTTGATGCGGAAGTAGCCAATGCTACCACCGCCTGGCTGTGAGCTGGAGTAGAAATGATAGCCGACCACGGTGTCATCATTGGCGAGCCCCTCAATAGTCACCTCGATGGTGCTGTCTAGGCGCTCTACGAAGATGCCAATAGGGGCAGTGAGGACTCCATCGACATCTGCTTCAAGAACCAAGGTGCCATCGACAACGGCTTCCTGTGTCGTTGTGCCGTTGGACAGGATGGACCTGACCTTGATCGAGTTGGAGCCAGGGAAAAGTTGGAGCCCGTCAGGGAACGCCGAGGGGTTTGGCACCGTGAAAGAGGTGCCCTCAAAGGTGATGTAGTCAGGATCCGAAGTGTACTCGCCACCCCTGATAGACACCTGCATGTCCGCCGTGTCAGCCGGGCATGATCCTGTGAAGAATCGGTAGGAGATGGTGGTGGACAGGATGAAGTTCTGGCGGAGGACACCATCAGAACCTATGAATTCGGGGTAGTTCGCCATCACTGGTCTCCGGTCAACGTGTTGCGGTCATTAACGGCGAGGGTCCTGAGCTGTTCAGTACCAAGACCTGCTGCCTGTGTGCCGAGCATCAGCCCGTTGCTGCCCATGAGAGCAACTACCTCGGGGACCGTGAACACAATGTTGAGTTGAATGGCCTTACCAGAAGCGTTCTGCACAGCGACCTCGATAAGGAAAGTAAAAGGATCCTGAGCATGGCGTTTCACATCTACCGAGAGAACCGCATACAGCCTCTCCTTAAATGTCACCTGCTGATACTTTGCCTGCTGTGTCTGATACGCCTGGAGTTGTTGTAATGACCTACGGACATCCTCACTGAGGACTGAGGCTATGCCCGACAGAGCCTTGGACCCAATGCGCTCCCTGATGGTCGTCCCGTAGCGAGGGAAGAAGGGATTTGACCCACGGTCTGTCAACAGCATCTTGAGAGATGCCTGGTAGAGAAGATCCTCATTCGTAATGAGAATCATGTCCCCCGCCGCGTTGTAGCGGAAGTCATTCTCGACGAAGGATGCACCGCACCGCCTGCACCGCTGCACCGGCACCACATAGCTCACCTTGAGCATGGGATTCTTGCGGAGAGGCTTGCGGAATCGGGGGTAACGGTTGGTGATGGTGTCTGGCCGCTGGTACAGGTCCCATCCTGGGTAGATCTCACGACCATAAGCCGCCCACTGCGCCCCGGAATAGCCTGGCTGGCCAAAGCCTAGAGCACCCGCTGCCGTGCCCGTCACCTTGACATAGGCCGAGGGGCCTACCGCCTGTGAGTCAGCGAAGACCATATGACCATTCTCGTTGCTCACCACGACATGTTCCCACCCTGCCTTGAGGATGATCTTGACGACCGCGTCAGTAGTCAGCCGGATAGCACTTGTAGAGGCCCCAAGCACCACTGTGCCCGTTCCAGTCGATGCTGTGACCGTCAGGGTGTCTTGACCAACAAGAAGGTCGTAGGGGCCTGAGACGGCACTGTAGAGGATCGCTGCTGATAGCAACCCACCAGGTGGGATGAACAGACCTGCGTCATCATTGACCATGATCCGCACCCTGCCTGAAGCGGCTACAGGCTGCCGTAAGAACAGCGACCTGCGATCATTGGCGTCAATAGTGACGACCTCCTCCACGGTGTGGTGTGGACATTGCCAAGCCAGTTGGTACTCAAGAGACATGATTTTCGATCCTCACCTCTGGTGGCCTATAGATAGAATGGGGCTCTCACATTGGTCCCGCCTCATCCTCTGGGGCATCCTTAACCGCGAAAAACAAGTAACCAATCTGATCATTAGGAGCGAAAGACTCAGGCACACCAGACTCATCTGTCTTGAACAACAGCGAGTACATGTCAGCGATCAGAGCCTGGCAGAGTCTCTTGGGGTCATGCATGGCCTCATCGAGTGTGGGGAATCCAAGAAGAGTCCCTCCAAATGCCTCGATAAGCACCTCGTCCCGTTCCTTACGGAGTTGCTCCCAACAATCAGACTGCTTGATGATGCGTGCCTCCATGTCATGTAGCCGCCTCTTGATCGCCTGGTTGTTCCACCGCCTGGTGTCATGCATCAATCGAACGATGGTGTTGCTATCCCAGGCACCCCTGTCGATGCGCCCGCCCATACGCCCCGGCATGTAGCCAGCAGATTCGATGTAACCACCCTCGTAGCCCTCATAGCCAGACTTCTCGACGATGCTCTCACCGTCAACGTCGGTGCCAGTCTCAGGCAAAGGGTTGTTGTAGTCTACAGACTTTGGAGCCACGACACCGCCATGAGGATAGCGCTGCTTCCTCACCCCTTCGAGGTCATCACCTTCTTCCCAGGTAGTCTCGTCCGGGTGCAGGAACCCAGAAACATTGAAGGGGTTGCCTCCAGTAGCGATGTAGGCCTGCATCAGCCTGGACAGGTTCGAGTTCTTTGTCACGGAGAAGCCTAGCCGCTGCTCTGTGGTGATGACGTTGTCCCCGTCGTCAATGACACGGTAGTACATCTTGACGAAGCCGATGCGGGTCATCTCAGCAGAGATAACACCCACACGGGAGACTACGTCACGCCGCTCTCGAAGGAGCCACTGTGAAGTTGCTCGAAAATAGCCGACCGGGAAGGCCGCCATCTTGGTGAAGGATGACATGAGATCTCCTACAACACATCAGGTTCGTCAGTGGCCACTACAGGCTCTGGTTCAATAGCCTCGATACCAATGGCCGGGGGTGCCGCACCAAACCCGGTGCTGCCGTCGAGGTCCTGCTCGCCACCTGCTATCACCTGGATAAGGTCCAGGATGAAGGAGGGACCAAATGGAACGACCAAGGCGACCCCTCCCCCGTAAGAAAGGGGTGAGTCCGAAGGTTTGTTCTCTGCACTGACGAGGTCCGCCATGAGGCCATCTGTACCTTCAGACAGAAGCATGAGCCCACTGAACTGTGGGAGGGAGATAGAAAAGGCCAGGAGGGACTGTATAAGAGCATTGATGCGTCGGATGAGTTGTTGCAACTCGACGATCTGTGCCTGGACGAACTCAATGTATTTGACAATGGCGTCTGCCATCGACTGAAGAGCGCTGGCGAGCGTCCGCACCCAGTTCTCAATGGTTACCAGGAAGTCATCCAACTCAGGGAAGGCATCGAATAGCCGAAGGGCAAGCCAC